CAACTGCGCCGGTGTCCCCTTTGACGCCCTGTTCGCCCTGCGGCCCCTGCGGGCCAACTGCGCCGGTGTCCCCTTTGACGCCCTGTTCGCCCTGCGGCCCCTGCGGGCCCGTTTCACCTGTGTCACCCTTGGGGCCTTGGGGCCCGGTATCACCGGTATCCCCCTTCGGGCCCTGAATGCCCTGAATTCCTTGGATGCCCTGCTCACCCTGCGGGCCCTGCGCACCCGTTGCACCTGTGTCGCCCTTTTCTCCCTTTGGGCCCTGCGCGCCTGTCGCGCCGGTATCCCCTTTGGGGCCGGTCGCGCCGGTCTCGCCTTTGGGCCCCTGCTCGCCGGTCTTGCCTTTGGGCCCCTGCTCGCCGGTATCACCTTTCTCACCTTGCGGACCCTGCGGGCCCGTTGCGGGAATGCCGGTATCGGCAAAGGCGTTCTTTTCGGCATCCCACTTGAACCAGTTCCCCGTCGTGCTGTCGACGTATGGCATCTTGGATACGGCGCTTTCTACGCCCGCCGCCGCCGTCAATACCTCGTCCACCCAGCTTTGATAGGCCTCCGGCGGGTCTGCCGTGCTTTCGTCCATCGCGGCGCGCACGCGTGTTCTGTAGGTCTGGCTCTTGGCGATGACGTCGCCAAGCATATACCGCAGCTCCGCCTTGCCCTCGCCGCTCTTTGCCGTGTCCGCGCTTTCGACAAGCCAGACGAGCAGCCCGTCTTCTTCGCTCAGCGCAACGGGATACGGGGAAGCGTCGCCCTCGCGCTGTACGATCATGCTGAACGAGCCGCCCGCGCCGTAGACCTCGCGCCATTTCTCTGCAATGTCGAAGGTCACCCTGCGGGCCTTGTTCTCGCCCTGCCTGCCGAGGTTGATCTCCTGCATCCCGTATGCTTTCTCTTCGATCATATTGTCACCTCTCTTATGGAAAACGGCGCAGCAAGAGCCGTTTTTCTGTCCCTTGCTGCGCCGTGTCGCAACTGTTTTTCGTGTTTCGCGGAATATTCACTTACACATGGTGCGCTTTCGCGCTGTCCTCGAATTCGCTGCTCATTGCCTGAATGAGATTCGCGGTCGAGGCGTCCTGCTTCATCTGATTCTGGATGGCCCACAAGAACTTTCTCTTGACCTGCACGTTCACGCCGCGCTGGATCAGGCACGATTCACCGTTCACGCACACCAGCAGGTCATCCTTGTACTTTCCGTTGTCCTTGAACAGCCTAACGCTGACGTATTCCTCGCCTGCGCGGGCGGCGTTCGCAGCCGTATTCTGTTTTGCTTCACTCATCGGGTGTCCCTCCGTTTCATTGGTGGGGGCGGCGTTCGCAGCCGTATTCTGTTTTGCTTCACTCATCGGGTGTCCCTCCGTTTCATTGGTGGGGGCGGCGTTCGCAGCCGTATTCTGTTTTGCTTCACTCATCGGGTGTCCCTCCGTTTCATTGGTGGGGGCGGCGTTCGCAGCCGCCCCCTGTTGTGGTTAGGTCAGCGGGGTCTCGTCAAACGTAGAGGTAGTCTCTACGCGGATCATGTACGCCTCGACCAGACGCTCGGCGACCTTGGTGGCCTTCCAGCCGACGGTCGCGCGCTGGTTGAGCGGGTCAGCAGTACCGGCAGAACCAAGCGGCTTGACGATGTGCTCGAGGCCGCCGCCGGTCAGCTCGGTCGTGCCGTAAGCCTCCGCGCCCATGATGAGGGTGGAGTATACGTTGCGGCCCTTCGCGCCAGCCTCGCCGGGATAGACGATGTTGCCCGCAACAGGCGCGGTGCTCGGGACTTCCTTCAGCGTGATCGTCGCGCTACCCGCAGCCGCAGCCGCAGCGGATTCGATCTCGCAGATCTGGCCCTCGATGATGGCCATACGGCCCGCAAGCGCCTTGGCGTCGTCCGCCGTAATGGTCTCATTGACGGTGACGACCTTGCCGGAAACGCTCTTGACCTTGAGCTCGCGCGAGCCTGCCGTCAGGTCGTCGGCGTGGAACACTTTCGCCTCGGTCGTCTCCACGAAGCGGACGCCAGCGATCTTGCCGATCTCATCGTCATAGATGTTGGCGGTGTCCTTGTACTCGTGGGGGCGCTTCCAGTCGGGGTCATCCTGAATGTCGTAGGAGCAGTCAGGATGGATTATGGCCCAATAGGAACCCTCGTAGCGGGGCGCGTTCATGGTCTTCAGGAAGCGGACCGCCTTGCGCACCGCGCGAACGGTGAAGTAGTGGTTGCCGCTTGCCTCGCCGCCGACGAGCAGATGGCGGCCATTCACCTGGCCTTCGCCGTACTGGACGTTCGAGCCGCCGTTGATGACCTCGCGGGTGATGGTGTCCAGCGTGCGGCCCGCCTGAGAGCCGAGCAGCACAGTGGCTTCCTGCAGGTTGTTGTCGATGGCGGTAAGCTCGAGGATATCAGAGATCTCCACGAAGTCGCCGTACTGGTCGACCTGTGCCGTCAGCGTGGTCATCGACAGCTTGCGGCCCTTGGGCGTCACGCCTTCGGTGATGGGGGTGAGCGCCTTGGGCAGCGGGTTGTACTTGCGGAACTCGATCTCCTTGCCCTTGCCCTTGGGAATGTTGCGCTTCTGGGCGAAGCGGTCATGCACCAGCTCGGGCTCGGCGTTGTCGATCAGGGTGTCGCAGTAGTAGGTCTTCATCTCGCCGGAAAGACCGGCGTCGGTGGTCACGTTCGTCTGGCCCTCGAAGAGGCTCAGCACGACCGGCAGAATGAAAATGTCTTTCATGTTCTTCATTGCTTTATCTCCCTTGTAAAGTCGGTTTTTTGAGTTTCTTGCGCATCAAAGCACGATGCGCTCGCCGCGCCGCACGCGTCTTGCGATCTCCGCGCGGTCGGCTTTCGTAAACTTGCTCGGGTCATTCTTGACGATGACCCCCGGCTGGGAGTTTGTTCCGTTCTCGTTCGGGCGCATTCCCTTCGCGCGCACATTATCCATCACGCGCTTTTCCATCTCGGCCGCCGCTTTCGCTGCGTTGCGGGCCTGAATGTCGCCCAAATGCGATACCTCGTATGCGTCCCTCACGGGAACCCCGGCGCGCAGCATGGCAATGAAGCGCGGATTCTCCGCCACCTCGCGTCTCAGGTCGAAGTCCGGGTAATCGCCCGGCGCGTCCGCCGTGCCGACCAGCTCGCTTGCCTGACGGATCCAGTCGTTATAGGTCTCGTCGGCCTTCTGCGCGCGCTGCCGGTCCTCTTCCTGCCGCTTGAGCTGTTCATTCTCCTGCTGCATCTGCAAATACTTGCGGTACTGCTCAACGCTCATGCCCATGCTTTCGGCTTCCTGCTCATAAAGCACCGTTCCCAGCGCCTCGTCACCGTCAAAGGCGGCCCTGAGCTTCGCCATATCGCCGTCTGCCACCCCATAATGGCGCATGAGCGCGTCGATAATGGGCTGTGCGTCCGCGATCTTCTGATCCTTGGCTTTTTCCTCGCCGAATCTGCGGTTGATGATGCGCTGCGTCTCTGCGGTATAGACGTCCTTGTACTTGCCGTTTACGAGATCGAGGAACTCCTTTTTGAGGTCTCCCTCGCCGTCTTTCGCAGCTCCGGCGTCGTGCTGCTGCATCTTTGCGCCCTTGTCGTCCTTCGGCTCGCCCGCAGGCGTCCCCGTATCGTCAGGTGCCTCCTGCTTTCCAAAAACAACATTGGCGTATTCGCCCGGTTTGCCCTTCCGGGTGGGAGAAGGGCTTGCGCCTTGTGTATCGCCCTGTGTGCCGCCTGCTCCTTCTGCGCCGCCCGATGCACCGGCAGCGGCTCCCGCAGCGGCAGCGCCGCCGTCAAAGAGGCTCAGGATCACAGTAAGCGTGTGTTTGAGGTTCATGCTATTCCCTCCTATGGTCATATCGCGGGCATTTGGCCTCCCGTGTGGGCCGAACGGCATTCTCTCCGTGTTGCAGTTGAGGGACCGGCGGGAAAAAGATGAAGAAAAAACCGCCGGTCCCGCTGCAAGTGAAAAAAGAGAGAATCATCCGTCCGATACTACCGTATCACGGCGTTCTCCCCTTCTCACCACGGTTATAAAATTTTTTTCAAATTCCTTCGGCTTTTACCGTGATCGCGTCCGGCCTTGTCGCTTCCAGTTGCCTGAGCCCGATATATGCCGCAAGGAAAGCCGCCCCGACGCGTTCATCCCCGCTACATTGGATGCAGAATCTCGGTGCCTGCTCGTCGATCTCGAGTTCATCCACCACAGCCGCGCATTTGCTGCTTGCCTCCATGGTCTTGACATACCCGCCGAACGCATACATGACGCCGGTGATGTAATTGCAGCACGCCGTGTCCGCGGAGTGCCCCTCGCAGACGATGCTATGATGCCATCCGTCTGTCTTTACCGTTGCCGTCGTCATCGCTTACATCCCCGGCATGGCCGCGTTGCTGCCGCTGTCCATGTTGGGCTTGCTGCGCTCCGCGAGCTGCTGCATATACGGCGTCTGTGCGCCCTGCGCATCGGCATTGCGGCTTTCCGTGCCTCCGCTGCTGCCGCTCGGCCTTGCCGTGCTGCCGCCCTGCGTGCCCGTTCCGGCCTGTGCCGCCATGCTCATATCCTGCCCCGTGAGCTGCGCAATGACCGCGAGTGCCTTTTGCAGCTGCTCGCCCTGCTGCTGCACCACGTTGTAGAGCGTCGCGCCCTCGTTGATCTGGCCCTTGATCTTGTCGATACCCTCAAAGTCCATCATATCGAGCGCGATCATGCTCTCCTGCGCCCTGTCGGGGGAGAAGAAGCCCAGCGAATACAATTCCTTTGCCCGCTCGTTCTGTTCCGCTCGGGAAAACGGGTTTTTCTTCTGTGCCTTGATCTTGACGTCGAATACCGGCCTTCGGAACAGCTTGTCGCCGAGGCTGTCCACGCCCGTCACCTGATCGCCGAGCTCGTTGGCCCCGATCTGCGCGTATTCATACGGCAGCTCGTTCGTGATGCGGAAGGTTCTCGTCACGTCGTAGAACTGCCTCATGCGCTCGATGCAGAGCTTTACGATCTTCACCTGCGCACGATACCCGCCCGCGATCATGTCGCGGCTCATCTTGTTGCCCGCTTCCTGCAATGCAGAGATGGCCGCCGCCGCCGTCGCGCCGGACGCCGTGCCGCCGTTCGATACGTCGCGGTTGGCGCTCGTCTCCTTCATTTCGTCGATCTTCATCTGCACGATATTGGCATAGATGGAATCGAGCGGGTGCGTCACCACCTCGCGCAGGCGGCTGTCGTTGATCTCGCCGGAAACGTGGATGATTGGCTTGCGCCAATCGAGAAACTCGTCCTCGTTGATGTTCAGGCTCTCACTGGCAAAATACCGGCGCTTGCTGCCCATCATGGATGTTTCGAGGATGTTGCCCCACAGCTTGTCGATATAGAGCTGCGGATCCTTTGCAATGGCCGTGTAGCCGAAGCCCGCGGGGGATCCCTTCTCCGGAAACAGCGTGTCAAACACAAACGGGTATTCGCCGTCGGAGTAGAAGCCGTCCTCGGCGCATTCCGGGTCATTTTCGCTCGCATAGATGATATGTTCTTCGTCGATGAACTTGACGTAGTGCAGCACCGTGCGCCCGCCCACCGTCTTCTTACGGTAATACCAGTCGACCACGGCGATCTTGCCGCTCGTGTCGACAGAATCATCGTACTCGTACTTCGCAAGCGATACACTGCTGCCGCCGAGCTTTCCCGCAAACTGTGGGTATTCATCCTCGAGGATATCCTCATCCACGAGTGACACCGTGAATACGTTCCGGCTCTTCTGAATGTCCTCGACACCCGGCTCCCAGAAGATATTCAGCGGGTCGATGCGCTCAATGGCAATGTCTCCCAGCCCGTTGTCCTTCTCCTTGTCCCAGAAAACACCGTAAATGGCGACGCCGTGCTTAAGCTTTTCCCACCACTCGAAGCTGTAGGTGCTGTCAAACTCGTTGTACTCCATGATGACCGGCAGCACCGCCGAGAGCGTCTCGGCGCTTTTCTCGTCGCTCTGTTCCCTCGGCAGGCACACCGGCTCGGGGTAATTGTCCATCGCGTCTGCGTGCTTGTTGGTGATCGAGTTGAACAGCCATGCGCTCGCAGGCTCCGGCGCATCTCCTGCGTCCTTGCTGCCGCGCCGGATATCCTCCCAGTGCCGCAGCTTCCACCAGCTCTCTTCGCTGATAATGCGATTTTCGAAGTTGCTCTTCCCCCGCCGGTACTTTTGCAGCGTCTCCACCGCCTCGCCGACCTCTTTACTTCCGATAGCCGCACCGCTGCCGTAATTGGCCTCGCTGTCGCGGAACGCCCCCACAAGCGGCGCGTCGGCCTTTGCGTCCATCATCGCAGCCGCGCCCGCAGCGTCTGCCTGCTCCTGCGTCTGCGGATATTTCGTAAATCTTGCCATAGTCCCCTCCTGTCAGTTGTGCTGAAACCATGCGTACCTGTCGTAGGTCTGCGGATTGATGTCCAGCGGGTCGTAGATGATCAGCTTCGGCGGCGTGTTCTTTCTCGCCGCGATGGGATTCTCCATGCACACATAGCGCGTCATGTCGTAAATATGGTCTTCCTGCTCGGTGTTCACGTCCTCGACGTGCTTCTCGTCATAAACGAGGTTTGGCACCGTGCGGATAAAGTTCTTGCAGGTGTTGAAGATATACAGCATCGGGATGCCGTTTTCGTCAAAGGCAAAGCGGTTGTGCAGCTGCATCTTGCCGTCAATGCGCGCGTTGTCGCCCTTTTCGAAGTAAACGCGCTCGCGCTCAAAGAGCGAGCCGATGCTCTCCGTCCCCTGCGTGCCCCAGATGGCCGGGTCCCCCACGCGGAAGATCTTCCGCCCTTTCAGGTTGGGGTCTTCGCTCTCGATGCGCTTGATCTCCCTCGCGACTGCCGTCGGCTCCATCTTCACACCCTCGTTCGGCGTCCCCGTGCAGCCGTAGTATTCCGCAATGTGGTAGAGCCGCCGGTCACCGTCCACGGCAAACCAGCCGATGGCGAACGGCCTTGAATAGCCCCAGTCCATCGCGCACCACACCGGCCACTCCTTCGGGATGCGAAACGGCGCGATCACGTGCGTATTGATGCGGTCGCCGTAGTGCTCGCTGTCGTTGCGCCACTCGGTAAATACCTGCCCCGAGAACGTGTCCCAGTCGCCGTAAAGCAGCGCGTTTCGTTCTTGCTCCGGCATGGATGCAAGCCTTGTTAGGTAACTTTCATCATTCGCCAGCAGAATCTTGTTGTCAAATACCGTGCTCGGCACGAAAATGCGGCTTTTCCAGCGCGTTTCCTCGTGCCCGTCCGGGAATCGGATGTTGAACTGCTCCCAGATGGTTTGCATCGGTGGCCCTGCCGTGATGAATCGTTCTTTGACCCATCCGTGCCCCACGCCGCCCGGGTTAGCCTGCGCCCTCTGGTAGCAGCGCGTTCCCGGCCCGTTCGGGCGGTTGCGGGAGAACATATAGCTGTATTCATCCCAAAGGAATTGCGTCAGTTCGTCGAAGTCGATAAAGTCATACCGCTTGCCCTGATAGTTCGTGCGATCCTTCGTGTGCTGCATCGAGCCGAAATAGATTTTCGCCCCGCTTTTGAACTGCCAGAAGTGCTTGCTGTCGTTGTACTTTGCCCCCGGAAAGATGCGCGGGTACAGCTCGAGCGCCCGGTCGATGATCTCCGAGAGCTGCGGGTAGGTCTTGCGCAATATCAGCCCGCGGTAATACGGGATGCCGACCTGCCGCGTCGCTTCCATCAGCGCACAGTCGGTCTTACCGCCGCCCGCCGCACCGCCGTACAGTGCCTCATCTTCCCATCGGCTCATCAGGATCGCCTGCTTTGGCTGCGGCGTCCAGATCACATTGCGCTTAGCCATCTGCGCCACCGGCTTCTGGCGGCGGAGGCGCAGGAAGTACCGCAGGCAGCTCGGCCACACCGTGCCCTTCGTCCTCGTCCTGCTTCTTCTCATCCGCCCAGCGGAAATTGTATTTCAGGCTGAATTCCGCGCCCCTCTGCCCGTCCCGGTCGAAGAGCCGTTCCTCGGCGTAAGCCTCGATCCTCGCCTTCGCGCGCAAAACCGTGTCAACGAAAGCCTTCTTCGCCTGATAATTCAACAGCGCCTGCCTGCTCGTAAACCCGAGCGCCAGCGCCAGCCCTGTCACCGTCGGTGGATGCGCGTTGATGATAAACGGCTGCCCGTATTTGTCGAGGATCAGCTGCCCGTCGTCTCCGATAATCGGCTCGCCCTTGCAATCCTCAAAATATTGGTCAATGACGGCCTGCATCTCTTCGACCGTCTTATACCTCGGTGTCATCATTGTCCGCCGTCACTTCCTTTCTGCTTTTTATGCTGCAGGCCCCCACCCCTCGGCCATATCGCGCAGCATGATTTCCCCGTCCGGGAGGTACGGACGTCCTATCTTTGACGATATCATGCCTCATCATCATTCTCACCACGGCCACCGGAAAAACTTTTTGATTTGGTCCCCTTTTATCTATACCGTTACATACACACAAAATAGATATATCTCTGCGTATACGCTCCCCTTTCCCTATCCCCCTATAGCCCCCCTTCCCCTCTCCCCTCATTTGTCAAAAGAGAAGAGGCAGGGCTTACACCCTGCCTCTTCTTATTCCATTTTAGCCTTTCTCTTCGCCCACGCCCACAGGTTTCGCCACGGGTGGGCTTCTGCGTAATTGGCGCGCTGCTCGGCGTTGTAGCGTCTGTTGCGCATTACATTAAGGGCCTCTTGCTTAAAAGCGCACTCGTCGCTCGCCCGCCCAAGCGCCGCCTCGGTGTCATTGAGTTTGTTTTTCAAGTCGGCAACTTCTCGCTTCGATGCCTGCCACGCTCCCCAATACTGCTGCCCCTGATCGTTCAAATCCTGAGCCGATTTTTTGGCTGAATCCATGTCCGCTTTCAGGTTCGCGATCACGTTCTCGCGGGTGATGGCTTCGCCGTTCATTTGGTCAAGCTTCTCAGTCAGCACGGCGTTCGAATGCATCTTTTCCATCAAATCATTTCGCAGCGCAATCGTTTTTGCCGTTTGGGATTTCAGTTGTTCGGCCAGCTCTGCATTTTCTTTTTTCTGCGATTTGAGCCTTTCGGTGGCCTCCTCCACCATCTTCGCCATCTGCTCTTTGGTATACTTCTTCACGTTAATGCTCATAATTTGGCTCCTTTCATTCGTAGCTGTTCTTCCCGTCCTCTGTCGCTCACGATGCTCACGACCTTGCAGTCGCCGTATCGCTCGATGTCCATGGCGATGCGCTCCTTGATGCCCTGCGCGTCAGCGGCGGGGACGTTGGCTTTAATCGTGATCGTCAGCATGGAGTGCCTCCCGCTCTATCTCAAGCGCACGTTCGCGCAAGTCCCCAAATCCATACTCGTCTTGCCATCCTAACTCAGAAGACGCTTTCTGACAGCTCTCGCACAGATAGCACGTCCACGGCGTACCATCGAAAACGCAACTGCGCTCCATCATAGCCCCTTGCTCGAATTTGCGCCCGCAACCGAAGCACACATGAGCCGCCCGCGTTTTAACAACCTTTCGCCCAACAACGTCCATGTGTTATCCCTCCTTCGGCTCGCCGTAGCTGCAAAAATCGTCAGGCCCAAAATTCAAGCTGTATTGTGCGCCGCCCTCATGGTCGGTCGAAATGGCTTCGTTTTCGCATTCCATGCGCTTATGGTTAAAATGTACACAGTCCTTGCACCGCACCACGACCACAGCATCAACGGTGGGAGCGTGTCGAATTTCGTCAAGCGCAAGAAGGTCTTCATCGGATATTCCAAACTGGTCTTCCAATAAATCAGCGTCAATCAGCCTCATCGCTGACACCTCCGTCCATCTTTGCGTAGTTCTCCACAAAGTTACAAACTCTGGCAGCGCAGGAGAGGCACAGTTGTTTCTCCGCAGAAAATGGTGTCTTAAAATTTACAACGCCGTAGTGATTGAAATCCAGATTCACGCCGTCAACCTCGTAGTCAATCTCGCGCCCACACATATCGCAGAACACTTTAACCATCAACTATTTCCTCCGCCCATCTTCGCGCCACAGTTGGGGGCAATACGGCTTGCGATAAGTCCGTTCTCTGCCACTTTCGCAGATAGCAACAACTTCATTGCAGTTTGTACAATACCAATCGCCATCTGCATCTTACTCCCACCGCCCATGCACCACCGGGGCAACGTCGGCGGCGGGTGCATCTTCAATTTCAAACTCATCTGAGAGCCACTTAAATACGTACTCAAGGCAATATGAACCGAACCCAACGTGATAATCTTGGTCTACCGGGTCAAAATACAAGATGTTGAAATACGACCTGTCAGGCGTCCCGGAAACAAAAATTTTTGCAAAGCTGGTCTTTATTTTGTTCTTGTGGGTGCAAACATCTGCACTCTGCATTTCTTTTTCAGCCATTGTCAGCCCTCCTGTTCCATGCTTCGATTACTTTTTCTACTGCGTTGCTTTCGTACTCCATATTGTCTGTCAGAATCATTGTTCCTACATGACATTTTGAGCAAATTACTCTCACACCGCCATTTACAAACATCCGTGCTTTGCCGCCGCAGAACGGGCAGGGTTTTAATTCAAACATTTTTCATCGCCTCCACATAGCACCAGCTCTGCGGCGCGCGCTTGATCTGTAAGCTCTCGTTTCCGCAGGTTCCGTTGTTTTCCCAGTACATGGCGCAGCTTTCGCAGTACCAACTATTCGGGCACGCTCGGCGGAACTCACTCAGTTCGCGCGGCGCGTCGTATATTTTCAGGTTGACGATATGCCAGCCGTAGCCGGTCCCCTTTAGGTAGTTCACAATTTCTTCCCGTGTCAGGCAGGCTTGCTTTTCTACGTCATCCGGTGCATGGTTGAGGGGCGCAAGCTCATAAATCCGGCCACAAGTGAACTCGCCAATGATCTTGCCCTTGCGGTCTGCCCACTTGCCGCGGTTCCACTTGGCAACATCACGCCCAAGATCAACTCGAAAAAACTCGTTACAGCCTTGCAGCGTGCAGTAGATATAGCACTTAAACGGCGTGTTCAGCTTTGGGCGCGTCTTTCTGACCTCGATGGTCTTTTCACCGCTGGCGATCTTCTCCACCCACTTCGGGCGGACGCTCAGCATAACAGCTTTACTCATTTCTTCATCGCCTCCAATGCTTTCTCCGCATCCGCTATTCTTCCTGTGGCCATTTCTACATACGAGGGATTGATCTCGCATCCCACGAAACCGCGTCCCATTCGTTTGGACACCACTCCCGTCGTGCCGCTGCCCGCAAATGGGTCAAGGACAACGCCGCCCTCTGGGCAACCCGCTAAAATGCACGGCTCAATCAGTTTTTCTGGAAACACAGCAAAATGGGCGCCGCGAAAGCCGTTTGTGCTTACGGTCCACACGTCCCGCTTGTTCCGGCGGCCCGTCTGGTTTTCTCGGTTTCCGTGGCTCTCGCGCTCCACCTGGGCGCTGTTGTCGTGTGCCCGCCCGCCGGTGTAGGCACCGCCGCCGCGGAACGTCCTGGCGTTTCCCTTGGTTGATGTAACGGGTTCGCTGATTGCCGCCGCGTCGAAATAATAGCGTTCCGATTTGGAAAGCAGGAAAATATATTCGTGGCTCTTGGTGCAGCGATCCCGGGCGCTCTCCGGCATACAGTTCGGCTTCTGCCAAATGATGTCTTGCCGCAAATACCAACCATCTGCGCGGAGAGCAAAGGCCAACTGCCAAGGTATGCCGATCAGGTCTTTTTTCTTGTACCCCTGTGGTACGCGCTTTGCGGTGTGTCCGCAGGAATTTAGGGTATTCTTCGGCGGCTGGCTCCCTGAATTGGTAGCATAGCTATCGCCCACGTTCACCCACAGCGTTCCGTCCGTATGCAGCACCCGCCGGACTTCACGGAAAACAGCGACCAACGCCTGCAGGTATTCTTCTACGCTGCCCTCGTTTCCGATCTGTCCCTCCACTCCATAATCCCGCAAATAGTCCTGATTGTTCATGATGAAATTCCTCCTGATTTTTGTTAAAATTTGAAGCTCTCTCTGAGCTTAAATCCGTTTGCCTCCGCCTTCGCCGTAAAGTAGCGGTGGCACTCGTTACTGCCCAGCCCGCTTGCGCCCTCAAAGGCTGCGGACACCAAACTGTATGTGTCTCCGATGTTCATACTTCCTCCCTAATGTCTCCTCCCCATTGCTCCGCCATAGCCTGGGCGATGCCGGGAAAGGTCTTTGCGCGGGTCTTCGAATCCCTATGTGACGACAACGTATATCCAGTCTTGACCCGTCCGGTACATCCGTCACGTCCCGATGTGCTCCCGACCCATAGTCCCTTTGGCTCAACCACGTTGGTCTCGGCCAAATAAGGCAAGCCGCGCAACCAGAGGCATGTCCGCTTTTTCCACGGATCGCCGAACATGTAGGGCTCTATGATTTGGCTATACTTTGGCAGCTTGAACCATCGTAGCGGGGCTGGGTTTTCTACTGCGATTCTTTCAATCCCGCAAGACAGCATGCTCAAGAAAAATTGTCTCGCTTCCCAACCCTTTTGCTCTCTGCCCCAGTCTTTGATAGCATGGTCTGAGTTGAACAGCCGGACGGCGCTGCTTGCTGTCAGGTATGTGCACGGTGGGTGTGCAATCAGCAAGTCCCATTTGCCGACGTCATGCCTCCCCCCGTCCATTGTGGTCACTTGCCCCCCCTCGATGGCCTTGAGCGCATCGCCTAAGATGTGCCACTCAGGATGGCCGCCGGATGGCTCCTGAATGTCGCAGGAATACGCCTCATGTCCCAATGCGCGGAACGCCTTGCACACTTCCTGCGATTCCTCACAGGCAACCAAAACTTTCATCTTCTCCCCTCGCATTCCCCGAACAGCTCGCGGAACGACTTGCCGGTCAGATCTTCCAACGCGAGAAACGCTCGCACGGTCACATCCACGTCGCCCTTGATATACCGGCTCACGTTGGTCGCCGAAATGCCGGTCGCCTCGGCAAGCGTGGCCTGGTTGTAGTCGGTCTTCTCCAGCGCCGCTTTGAGGCCCGGATACGGGCAGCGCTCCCACGGGGTCTTGCTCATAACGAATCGGCTCATATCACTCGCCCCCTAACAGCACTTCGATAGGGACGTTCAGTGCTTCGGCGATGTAAAGATACGTCGATACCGCGCCGTATCGTCCGCCTCGCTCAATGCAGGAGATCGTGCTGTCCGATATTCCGGCCCTTTCCGCGAGGGCCTCCTGATTCAACCCGCGCATCTGCCGCCACGCCTTGACGCGCTCGCCGATGCGCTGCTCGGTCGGGATAGGACCCTTCGGCGCTTTATCCTCGCTCAAAAAGTCGATCACACGGATCCCTACGGCTTCGCAGATACGTTCGCACAGCGGGATAGTCGGCATAATGCGCCCGCACTCGTAATTGCACAGCTGCCCTTGCTCAATGCCACACATGGCGGCAAACTGCGATTGGCTCATGCCCCTTGCTTTTCTCAGGTTGCGGATCCGCTCCGCAGTGTCTTTTGCATTCATCTTTTTCGCTCCCATTATTTTCTCAGTTTCTGCCCGCGCCGCGTCTTGAACTGGCGCGCGCCTAAGTAATCGTCTTTTGCCTGCGTCTGCCGCTTCTCTTCGGCTTTCGCCGCCCGGACCTTTGCGATATCCTCCGCGTAGTGCGGGCAATGGTCCTGACAGCCGGGATAGCGCACGGGCGGCTTGCAGAAGTGGCAATGTTCAAAGCTCATCTCACACCTCGCGGATCGTGATGCCGTACTTCTCCTGCATCAGTTTCTTTTTCAGCAGATAGTCTTTCGTTTTCATGCCCTTTGCGTCCTCTACCTCGCGCAACCAGTACACCGTGCCATTTTGGTCCGGCACGGTCGCCCGCTCGTAGGTAAAATCTGCCTTGTAGACCATCGGCTTGATCCTCTCCCCCTCAATGGTCGTGTAACCTTCCACGAGTGTGAAATTGGCTTGCAACCGCAAATTTCGGATCTTGCCCATCTCTTGCAGCACTTTCAACTCCGCAAAGCGCGCCGCCTCTCGCTCGGAATCAAACTTGATGCCGTCGCACACTACCTTGCGGTTCCCGTACTTGCTTTTCTTTGGCTTTTGCGCGCCTGCCAGCTTGTCAAGCACTTGCTTCTGCGCCTGCGGCCCCAGCCTCGCGAGGTCAGCTGATGTCAGCGCCATCGTCTGCCTCCCTGATTCGCACTGGCAGGACCATTTTGATGTCCTCGTGGTTGGTCTTGATCGTAATGGGCTCAATTGGCCCACGAACTTCCAGAATAGCAGGCTGCTTGAAGGCACCGCCGACGCTGGCCTTTGCCGCCTGCAACGCCGAGAGAAGATACTCGGCATTCACGCCGATACGGAATGTCGGCTCATTGGGCAGGACTTTTTCCCAATCCAGAAACTCTCCAACCGGCTGAACAAAACCGAAGATGCAGCCGAGACATTCGATCTCAACCACGCTTTCTGTCTTGTCCCGTTCTTTCAGCTCCAAGCGCATGGAATTACCGCGCGGCAGGCGGATACTCGGCTTGATGTAGCAATCGAAATCCTCTTCAACCTCGCAGCAGGTCGCGTGCTCCACGAAAAGCCGGAAGCCGTCTGTGGCGATAGCCGTAACCGCCTTGTTCTTCTTGCGAAATTCCAGCCGGATATTCTTGTACATCGGCCGTCTCGCGCTCGCTGATACCGCGCCCTTTACGGCGGCGATGATCGTGTTGAACACGTTGGTGTCCATGATAGCCAGTCTCATTCCTCTTCCTCCTTTGCGCCATTGTGGTCGCACGGGTCGTCCCGCAGGCCAACCGCAATATGCATCACGTTCTTCTCGTCCACGCGCCAGTGAATCTCGTATTCCCCAAGCAGCGGGTTCACCTTCGGCCTTTCGAGGTGGAGCGCCTTCATGCGTGGGATATCTTCTCCCGTGTCGGGGTCCTTCACTGCCTCACCGTAGGCAAGCGCGATCTGGATGGTCCAAGCATCGAACGCCATGCGCAGCTGGTCCAGCCCTTTTATATCCTCGTGAAGCTTCGCATTCGCTTTCATCAGCTCGCTGACTTTTTTCTGATATCTGCCGAGCTCGTGCTCAAGCCGTTTTACCTTGTCTCTGTTTCTTTCGCTCATCGGTTCTCCGTCCTTTCGTAGTGCAGCGTCAGCGCCCGCGCAATCGGGCAGCGCCGCCATTCTTCGTTGGCGCAATAGCGCCGCGTATATTCGTCCAGCTCTTCTTTCGGCAGTTTGACTTGTGCGCCCTCGCAGTTGAGATAGTCGCGGTAGTCCCGCGAGTAAAACGGGCACTTGAAAATGCCCCCGCGATACCCGCTCACGGCGCACCGCCTGCCATTTTGTCAGCCGCCGCTTCCCACGTCAGCCCGTGTTCCCTTGCATAGCGCGAAACACTCGGCAGAAATGCTTCCTGTTCGGCAAGCCGCTCGATGTATGGCTTCATCCACGCCACCGAGACGTGCGGGAAAACTGTGCCCCTGATCTTTGCCAGCACTTGGCCGATCTTCGGCGGAAACCCCCTCGTATCCTCGGCAATCAGCGAATTCACTGCGTTCATCGCCTCGGCAGGGTCTTCATTTCCCAGCATGTCCAACCAGAGGGAAACCAGCTCTTCGGCTTCTGCGCGGGTCATCTTGGCGTAAGCCTGCGGATAGGCCTGCTTCAATCGACCCAAAAGGCTAATCACGTCAGCTCTTTCCACGGCTCTTTTCCTCCTCAAGCATCTCGGCGAATACATCACCGTAGACAAACGGCTTATTCTGCAGGGCTTTGCCTCCCTTGTTCTGCTCTCTGGCAAGCCAAGCGGTGATGAAACGCTTAATTCCCCCGCGAGTTTTGCGCTTGGTAGGGTTTGCGTCGCACCATCCCGCCATGTTCCTGAGCTGTTGCAGAACGTCAACGTTCGGATAGAGCTGCGACCATTTGGCCCTGTCATTCTCCGACACGTCAAAGAAAGTCCCGTCATTCAGCGGCAAAGAAATCACCGGCGGCGCGCCAGCCGCTTGCGGCTCAGCGCAATAATCTTTCGGATTGGATTCTGGATTCGGATTCGGATTCGGATTCGGATTCGGATTGGATTCAGGCGGTGATTCACCGTGACCAACCGTGACCCACCGTGAAATATCAGAATCCGACGGGGCAGGGTATTTCGATTTCTTCGTTTGTATCCTTTGGTGCTCGCTCCAATTCGGAAAGCAAAAATAGGGTTCCCCTGCAACCTCATAGAGGAGAATGCTACCAGTGCGTTCCAGAGCTGCCAGCGCCTTTTGGATATCCTGCTCCCGTACTTCCTTTCGGCGCGGGAACACAAACCCTTTCAAAATCTCCGGGTCCGCGCTGCCCCGCCCGTAATCATCGACGTATGTAACCAGATACGCCCATGTGCGAAATTCAAAATCCGAAAGACTGTTGATTTTTTTGCTGGTGCGAATCGTTTCTTTAATCAGTCTATTCGGCATCTGCTCACCGCCTTAAAACGGCAGCTCGCCGTCGTCCTCGCTGACCTCTGTAAAGCCGCCTGCGGCGCTCTCTGCGGCGTATTGCGGCGTGGCAGTATCGTTACCCTCCGAGCGCCTGCTGTCCGAGAAATACACGCTGTCAGCCTGCACCTCGTAGCTCCTGCGCTTGTTTCCGTTCTTGTCCGTCCAGTCGCGCATCTGTAAGCGCCCCTCGACGCCGATCATGCGACCCTTATCGGCGTAGTTGCAGAGCACTTCTGCCGTGCCGCGCCATGCGACAACATCGATCCAGTCTGTGCCGCCCTCTTTGCCGTTGCGATCAACGGCAAGAGGGAACGACGCAACGGATACGCCGCTGTTCGTCTTTTTCAGCTCCAAGTCACGCCCGATGCGTCCCATCAGGCACACGCGATTCATGCTCACTGTGCGTCACCGTCGCTTTCGATGACCTCGCCGGTCGTCTCATCCACGGTGTAGTTATCCGTCTCGATGACCGTGTCATCGCTCACGGAATACATGTCCTCGCTGATCTTCGTTTTGATGGTCTCGTCCTGTGCCACCGCGCGGACAAAGTCGCTCTTGAGCGGCGCGTACTTGAGGACGCGCTTGAGCACGGTTTTCTTCGCCATTTCCTCGAAATTCGTCTGCCACGGGCCGTTGCTGTATGCCTTGGAAAAGCGCTTCGCGTGATTGCGAACGTCCTCAACGCTCATCACGTCGTAGCCGAAGCCGCCGTCTTTCGTGCGGAACATCGCGTAGATGAATTTCGGCTCGCCGCGCTCGCCGCTGGCGGGCTTGTGGTTGAGCTTCGGCTCAAGGCCGAAGGAATATTCGAACTCGTCGTTCTCGTAAACGACTTGCGCCTGAATGATGCTGACCTCACCGCTGCGGTACGCAAGGTCAATGAGCCCCTTGTACCCCAGTTGGAATTGACATTCCAGCTGGCCGTGGTTGCGGTACGGAATCAGGTACGCCTGCCCAAGCGGTGTGTTCGGCTCCATGCCAAGCTGTGCCGCCGTCATCATCGCGCCGAGGAAGCTCTGCGGCGTGGTCTGTGCAAGTTGCTTGTTTGCGCTAAGTGCCGACAGCGTGATACGAGTGAAGCGTTCCGGCGTGATAACGCTCGGGAGCGCCTTTGCAATCTCGCCCTCCATCTGCTTGATGTACTGCTGCATCGTCGGCTTGCCAGACTTGACAGCCTGCGCGCCCTGCGCGTTCTGGATCAATCCTTCTTTCATCTTTCCTTTTCCTCCTTCACCGCAAATTTGCGGAAATTTGTCGTTTTGTAGTAGCCGCTCAAGTCCACCTCGGGGTGATCCTTGGCAAACGCTTTTGCGTCGAACGTCTGGCGGCTCTGCCCCTTCCAGTCGACCGTGAATCGCCCGCAGTAGCCGCGCTCGTTGTCGCCGAGGTCGTTCATCAGCTGCTGCTTGATGGCGTCCGCGCCCTTCTCGATGGCTTTCTTGCGGCTCATCAAGTACTGGTACTGCTCGACAAGCCTCTCGCGACCGAACAACTCGACTTCACCGCCGCCTCCCTCGTAGATGGTCTCAAGCGCCTCGGTCGTGCTCGCATCACCGTCCATCGGCGGCGGGCTGTCAGCCTCCACGTAGTCGTGCCAAAAGTCCGCGGCGCAGCGTTTCAGCGCCTCGATCTCATCCGGGCTGACATACACGCTGCTCTCGCACCATCCGGGAACATAGTCATCGGGGACGGTCGTGATCTGGTAGCAGTAAAAGCCCTTGCCCAGCACCAGCGCCGCCAAGAACCAGCGTTCCCACCCCGTCACGGCGAGATATGTCACGCACTGCGCGTAATAGCTCTCGGGGAATTCGCCAACTGCATAGCGCTTCATGTTCAGCGCATTCGCGGTCTTGCATTCAAGGCCCGCGTGCCAACCAGCCGGTAACACCATACGGTCAATGTTCGCATGTAGGCACGGAGCCTCATCGTTACGCAGGATGTAGTTCACCTTGCGGACACGCAACCCTGTTTTTATCTCGAATCGAGTTGCGACGTAGCCCTCGAGGTCTCTCCCGATTCGCATCGCCTCGTTTTCCGGCTCTTCGCCGATCCTTCCGGTCTTTTCCGCCCATACCGTGTATGGCGAGCGGTATTTGTTCAGCCCCAGCACCGCACCCATGTCGCTTCCGCCGAGGCTCTTCTTTCGCTCGTTGAGCCACTCCTCACGGCTCATGCCGCGCGTCGATATCTTCTGCATCTTCATCTTTTTGCTCCTTCAAAAAATCGCTCCCGCAGTACGGGCAGCTCTCTACGCTGTGCAGCCATACGCCGCGCTCGCCGTCGAGGTTTTCCCGTACCAGCGTTTCAACGGCGTCCTCAAACACCGCGCCGCAGGATTCACACCGATACATCACTCCGCCTCCCAATATGCCATCGCGCTCTGCACGCCGAAATAGCGCGCCGCCTGATGGTTATTGAAAAACACGTCGATGTGGTTGCCGTTCACGCCGCCGCCGCAGTCCTCAGCGATGTACTCGCGCTGCGTGCCGTCCGGCCAGATCAGCAGGACGCGCGAGCCGTAGGGGATCACCTTCGGGTCAACGGCGATCGTGCGGCCCTCGGTCGCCAGCGTGCCGGTCGCGGTGTAGCCGCTTGCCCACTTGCCGCAGCAGCAGCGCCCGGGGCAATAGGCCGTCAGCGTAAATTCGCCGAGAAACACGTCGTTGCAAACAGCGCTTTCCGTAGCGGGAATGTCCCACGCGGGGTCATACTCCTCCGAGACTACCGAGGATTCCTCGGGGCTTGCTTCGACCGCCTGTACGCTGGTGTCTAAGATGGCGACCACGATCAAGATGACCGTCGCGCCAAGGCACGCCGCCGCAATCAGCGCCGACTCATCGGCCTTGCGCTGCTCCCTCGTGCGCTTGTCGTGCCATCTCATCGTCTGCACCCCCTGTCGATATACGGCAGTAGATCATACAGCACCTTGCACACCGCGCAAGCGCCGATGACGGCGAGACCCGTCGTAAAGTCGCAGCCGTTGAGCGCGATCACCGCAGCGGCGATGCCGCCGAAAAACAACGTGTCGATCATGCCTCCACCTCATATCCGAGAAATTTCAGGAACGAAAGCCGCGGGATGACCGTGATCGTTCCGATGCGGCTGACCGGAAATCCGAGCTGTTCGGGGTGGTCTTTCGCCGCAATGCTGATCGAATAGGGCTTCCGCCCGAGTACCGGCGCGATATCCGCCGGTGTTAGCACCGGCTTGTCCGATGCAAGCATTTCTTCCACCGTCATGTGCGTGCTCCTTCCTCTCCAAGAAACTTCTGAATGAAATACTGCTGGCCTTTGCCGGTGACTTTCGTGGTCTTGCTCACCGTCACCGTACCGTCAGAATGTGTGATCGCCGTTTCCTTAACGGTGAAAAGCCCCAAGTCCATTGATTTTTGTGTTGGCATATTGAAGTCCGTGCCGTTTCGACGAATCAGATAGCCGTTTTCGCGCATCCAACGGAACAGTCGGTGCTGCCCAATGTCAACGCCGTTTTGTTTCAGCAGCTTCGCCAGCTCGCCGACGAGGATCGAAGTCTTGCTTGCGCTGACCGCGTTGGCAAAAAGCACCTTTGGCGCATCGGCCTCGACCTTGCTTTCAAGCCGCTTGAGCTTGTCCCCTGCGATTTGCAGCGCGCGGGCCATGACTTTCTCCGGGCTGTTCCAGTCCTTTTCGATTTGAAGAAAATACTGGCGAGCCTGCTTGCCCTTTTCATTGCGCTGGATCATGCAAAGCTCTTTCGCCATGTCGATGGTGAGAACCGCATCATCAACCGTTCGGGTGACCATACGTCCGCCCTCGTTTTGAACCCGCTCAATTTTGAGTAAGTTGAAATCATCGCCCTCGGCGAAGCCATACTCGCACATTCTCGGGAACCAGTCGTTATACCTTGCCCCGACCTCCAAGAAGTCGTGCAAGTCTCGCGCAGAGACCGCAGGGCGGTCATTGTTGTAAGTGATCTTGATTAGCTCGTTCATCTTTTGCGCCCTCTCTTCTCTTTCAGCAGGTCATCCACCGTTACCCCGAAATAGTTGGCTACCATCGCCAATTTTTCAACGGTAGGGCTGCACTTTGCCCACTTCGAAATGGTGCTGTTCCCAAATCCAAGCTCCTTTTCGAGCGCAGATAGAGAAATCCCCTTGGACGCGCACAATTCCCGGATGTTATCCAGAATCATTTTCTACCTCCTTACTCCTTCGGGATCAGCCGCGTCACCGGCACATTCAGGTGTTTCGCAATGCGCACGACGGTGTCGATCTTCGGGCTTCTCCCTGCTTTCCACTTCGTCACATTGCTTTTGCTCATGCCGAGCGCAAGGCACACCGCGCTTGGGCTTGTGCGCTTCTTCTTGCACACTTCTTTCAGCAGTTCGTAAAACAAGTCATTCCCTCCATTCAAATAGTTTGAATTAGAGAACCTTTTGTGATAGAATAAAACTGCACGTGCGGAAAGGGGTGATGCCCATGCAGGCCACATCGGCTATCGCAGGCTTCATGCCTAATTTCCTGTGTTCCCGGTAACTGAACGGACAGCGGTGCGGACAGCGCACCCGTTTCTCATACGAAGCCGTTCAACCGCGCCGAGGGGTGCTCGCCTGCACCCGCAACGCGGCGGAAACAAAGTGTGACGAGATACGGCTGGAAGGCGACCCGCCGCATTCTCAACCGCGCGTTTGCCTCACCCTATCACAAAAGGCTCTTGACAGTTCGCGGGAAAGTACTTATAATGTGAGTACCACCAAACAGAATAAGCGCATTACCGTGAACCTTACGGTATTTATAATAGTACATTAGCGCAAACTTGTCAATGAATTTGTTCACGGAAATGCACCTTTTGTCAACCTGTACAAAATGGGTATTTTTTATATGTGTACTATTTACAACAACATCAAATCATTGTGCGATGAGCGCGGAGTAAAGCCGGGCAGAATGTGTGTCGAATTAGGCATGAGCAAGAGCATTTTGACGGGTCTAAAAAACGGAACGAAGAAGAATATCCAAACCGACACCGCCCAAAAGATTGCGGACTACTTCGGCGTGACCGTCGACCGCGTGCTCGGCGCAGAAAAAGCCCCCGCCACAGAGGGCGAGGGCATAAAATATACTGATTTTGAATTGTTGCAGGCATACCATGACGCGGACGCCCGCACAAAAGAGGCGATCCGCACGCTACTTGGGATCAAGGGGGATTGATTGTGTCTGAATTCGACGTATTGAAAGCCCTCTTTGAGAGCGGCGGTGAAATGGAATGGTCGGCGCTGATGAATACTGACAAATCCGTGCAGGAGACGTCCGGCTCGTTGCGGCTGCTGCTGCACGGCGGATATATTTCCGGGTCTCTTGCGGCGCATTCATCAGTAAAAATTACGCCAATTGGGCGAGCTTATTATGCAAAACTAAGCGCAGAACATGAGGAGAAGCGCCGCGAACAGCAATATATCCGTCAAGAAAATGCAAAAATGGAACATTATGCTATTGTCAACAAATGGGTATCCTTTGCATCGATGCTCTTCGCTGGCGGCTCTCTTCTGCTGGGGATATTGGCAGCATTCAAGCTCATTTAACCTGTCTCTCATTTTACGCAGTTTGATTTGCCCGAGAACGGCCCACACGCTAAAGAACATGGATAACGCTGTGCAAATGCAAAATAAAATCTTCATCTTTTTGCTCCTTTCAGCAGTTCAATGACTGCTCTCCGTTTTTCTTCATCTTGAATGGCCTCAAGGAATGCGCGGTCTTCTGCAGTGATATTATCGGCGTTGGCTTTTGCGTCTTGATATAAGCGTTGCATCTATGTATCCTCCGTTCAAGTTGTTTCACCTATTATCTCTCATAAATCAACCATTTTCACCACGAGGGCGTGCTTCCATGGGAATGTATAACGACCCAGAATATTTTGAAAAGCGCGCACGATACCAGCGTCGCGTAATAAAGAAGATAGTAAGCCTGATTCTTTCGGTTTTCCGCGTAAAATGAGGAAGTGATATTATGCCGTTTAATGTGGCGTCTGCATTGTGTTCTCTCGCGTTGACTGCTTCCGTATATGGCGCAGGGCCTCTTCTCTTGCGGTTGCGAAAAGGCCCCATTTCATCAAAGGCTCTAAAATGGCTGCACATTGGGTACACAGCTATTTTGGCATTTGCATTTTCCGTCTATGATTTTTCTAATGGGTACGACATCAGTTTTTCCCCTGCTCTTCTTTGGGGCAGCATTTTCTATTGGTGGAATCGAAGCTACTTTGAAACGCGCAACTATCCGCCGGTTCAACCCGCCACCCCCACGCAGGCAGCTCCGGCTTCGCCTGATTCCGTCCCGTCCGAGCCGGAGTTGCCTGCCGTCATCCCCGAAAATAAGGTTAAAAAGGCTGCGCCGCGGGCGTTGGTGATTGGCCTTGTTGTCGCCCTTACGTTAAGCCTCGCTGGAAATGTCTGGCAGGGCATTTCATGGGCAAACAATTCGGCGGAATCTGCCGAGGAAATCCGCGTGCTCAATAACAAGATTACTCAAAAAGAAGAAGCTATTAAAGAATACAGAACAAAAGTCGGAGACTTGAATACCGAGATTGCCCGCATCAAGGCTCAGAAAGAGGGCCTATATGACCATCTGGACGCAGCTCTTTTCTTGTACAACAACATTGGATTTATCGTCAACGGGTCATCGTACTACCACAATTACGAATGCCCGGTGTTTCAAGCAGCAAGTGAATATTGGGCTCACAATATCGAATACTGCCAATCTATCGGATATGGTGCTTGCCCGGTGTGCTGGGATTAAGTTTTGAAAAGGCCCTCGCCGCCTCTGCAACACCGGCGAGGGCTTTTCAGCAGCAGCGGGGAGCGGTCGCCGCTGCTTGCTTTGACCTTATCGCACTTTACCTTACCACTTCAATACCAAGACTTTGCAACATGACGGCATTCGACCGCGTTCGACAGACCCACTTTTGGCACACCAAACGGGCAGAAACCAGAAAAGTTAAGGTGATGTAAATGAACATTCAAGAGCTGTGTAGAATCCGTAAAGAAGAACTGAAACTGACCTATCAGGACATTTCCGACGCTTCCGGCGTGCCGCTGTCCACCGTCCAGAACTTCTTTTCCAAGCTGTCGAAAGCCCCGTCCATTTACACTGTCGCGCCGATCTGCAAGGTGCTCGGCATATCCCTTGACGAAATATTCGGAATTACCGAACACTTGACGCCGACCGAGGAAACCTTGCAAGCGCGCAACGATGAGCTGGAACGCCACGTTGACGCGAAAGCGGACACGATCGAGATCATGCGGCGCGGTGTTCGTATCCGTAACGGCGTGGTTGCTATAATGTTCCTCATCATCGTTTTTCTCACTGTGTGGTGTGTGTACATTGATTTTCATTGTATAGATTACGGATTTTGGAGGGGCTGACATGGCAAATTGCATCAAATGTAAAGCAGCGCTGCCGGATGGCGCGCTGTTTTGTCCTATGTGCGGCAAAAAGCAAGCATCTGTCGACCGAAAAGCCACAAAGCGCGGCAACGGGACGGGGACGGTCTATAAGCGCGGCTCTTCATGGGTAGCCGAAATCACCAAAGGCTACCGTGAAGAAGCCGGCAAGCTGACCCGCGTGAAAGCGAAAAAATGCGGCTTCCGCACAAAACGAGAAGCCTTAGAATATATCCCTATGCTGCGGACGCAAAAGCCCCGTGAAAAGGATATCACTTGGCGCAAGGCATATGAGCTTTGGTTCCCAACGCATCGCGCCGACAAGTCCACGCTGAATTGCTACGCCGCTGCCGAAAAGTATTTTGCACCGATCGAATTTATGAAGCTGGCCGCGGTCGAGATTGATGACATCCAAGAATGCATTGATGACTGCCCGCGCGCCAAACAGACGAAAAAGAATATGCGCACCGTGTGCAGCCTGATCTACAAGTATGCCGTTCCGCGCGGATATGCCCCTATGAGTATGGCCCCGTATCTCACCGTCACCGGTGAAAACGCTGCGCCGCGCGCGAGCTTTGATGCCGACCAGATCAAGAAGATAAAAGAGGCGTGCGACGTAATTCCATACGCCGACTATATCTACTGCATGTGTTACCTCGGCTTCCGCCCTACAGAGTTTCTCGGCCTGTCGATTGATAACTACGATAAGAAAGAAAAAGTCCTCCGCGCGGGTATCAAGACCGAAGCGGGCAAGAATAGAACCGTCACGATCTCGCCAAAGATTCAGCCCATCATTGACCGGCTGGCGAAAGACAAGATATCCGGCGCGCTATTCTGTAACGAAGAAGGAAAAGCATTCAGGTATGACTATTTTCGCGACGAGGTTTTCTATCCCACATTAAAGGCAATCGGCATTGACAACCCAATCGAAAACAAGCGGCACAAGTACTCCCCGCATACGTGCCGTCATACGTTCGCGACGCTGATGAAAAACATTCAGGCATCGGACAAGGACAAACTCGAGCTGATCGGTCACGCAAGCCCCGAAATGCTGCGGTATTATCAGGATGTCAACCTTACCGACCTTCGAAAAATCACCGATGCGATATAATTTTTCTGTTACCCCCTCGTTACCCCCATCGAACGATTTCCCGTTGATATTCCGTCGTTTTTCGGTGACTGGGGGTCAAGAGGCCGTGAGTTCAAGTCTCGCCACTCGGACCAAGAAAAAACCTCGAAACCGTTGCGGTTCCGAGGTTTTTTCATATTTAGACTATTCTGGCAAATTCTCGATTATGCCCAATATTTCTATCCTGTTACCCCCGCAGTTACCCTCGCATAAAAGGCCTCTGTCCGCAATGGGCAGAGGCCTTTTGGTCTAATAGTGCGTCATTTTTTAGGCTCGCTCATCCCTCACGAAACATCCCTTGCATCGTCCGAACCTCGGCCGCTCTCTCGATCTGCTTCCTGTGCAGATAGTCATAGAGACACTTCATGCCCTCGGGCGGCTCGCCGTGCTCCTGCCGGTACTTCTGAATGACGCCAGCAACCTCGGCGTGGAGCATCGTCATGTGCCGCATTTCTTCGCCGGAGAGATCGTAGAATGTCTTCGCGAGAGCAGGATATTCGTCCTTGTACTCGATGGCGCATTTCGCGTACTTCATCGCGTCCTCGATTTCCTCGTCGACCATCTCGGAGAGTTTTTCAATCAACTTCATGGCCGTTCTCCTTTTAGATGCGCTGCACGCGCAAGGCAACGTTACTGACGGTCGATGCCGCACCAGTCAGCACCAGCGCCAGCGCAGCGCCGGACGCGCAGCACGCCTGACGCACCAGTGCGGGGAATGCCAGCACAACAGGAGCACCGGCAGCGCCCGCAGCAGAAGCGGTAGCGCCGGGAACGGCAACGCCGTCCTTGTAGAGCGTCGCCGTGACTGTGCCTGCTGCCGTCGGCGCGACGGTGATAGACGCGTCAACGTCGTAATATCCCTTGCCGACGATGTTGACGGCATTGCCGTTAAGCGTGATATCGCAGCCGTAGCGACGGATCAGGCTACCGAGGGGGATAACGCCATCGACGGCAACCGCAGTCGGCGTCTGCATGGCGGTGTAAAGAGCGGATTTACAAGACATAGTATAAAGTCTCCTTTCAAAAAAATAAGGGCGAGGGGATAGCCCTCGCCCATTTACCCGGCCAAAGAGGGCCTGAACTGTTTCCGGTTTGGAAATAGTTGCTCAGATGTTGCCGTTGCAGCAGCCGCTATTGCAGCCGCAGAAAGGGGACGAGCCTGCGTTGTACGTGTAGCCGCTCGGATAGCGGACGACGCCACACATACGGTTGTCCATTTCAAGGCTTGCCACCTTGTCGCGGAGAGCCTGCATCTCATTGGCCTGCATCATCGCGCGGGTAGCTTCGCCCTCGGCGTGGATAGCCGTGGTGATGTCGCAGGTCTGGCGATCCATCTGTGCGGACAGATTGGCCGTCGCAAGGCGCTGCTCGCAGCAGCAAGACGCAAGCTGGCTCTGGATGCTGTTGCCGGTCTGCATGATGGTGGTGTTGGTGCCTGCCTGCGCAAGCGCAACCTCCTTGCCAAGCTGACCGATGTTGCCCTGCATTTCGTAGCCGAGATTGCAGATGCCATTGCCGATGTTAGTCAGGCGGTCGTTGATCTGGCCGAACTGCTGGCCAAACAAAATTTCCTGCTGGCTCGCAGCCGTGGCATACTGGCCAAATTCGCCCTGACGGTTCCAGCCGTTTCCGCCGAAGCCAAACATGAACAGGAACAGCACGACGATGAGGAACCAACCGGAGCCCCAGCCGTTGCCGTCGTTATCGCGGGTCACTGCCGCGAGATCGGAGAGGGAATAATTATCTATGGGAAACACTCCTTTCAAAATAATTTATCAATAAACCGTGTCGACCCGGCTTATTTCAGGAATTGCATAAAGTCCTTTGCCTGCTGTTGGAGCTGCTGAAACTGCTCCTGCGACATTTTTCCGGACGACAAAAGCCGCTCGATCTCCTGCTGTGCTTTCTGCGGCGTCATTCCCGCTGCAAACTTTTGGAATTCCGCCATCATCGCAAGGGGATTATTCGGCCTTCTGCTTCCGCCGCCCATCAGCATTTGCATCATCGGATTTGGCATTGAGCTTTTCCTCCAATCTTTTTACGCGTTCCTCAAGACTGTTGACGTCAACCGGCGTTGCCGCTTGATACGGCGCGATGCTGTACGGCGTGACCGTCGCATAGCCCGCACCGTCCGTCACTTTGAGCCACACGATTGGGTCGTTCTCGTCCATCAGCAAAACGGAGCTATTCGGCGCAAGCCTAAGCGCGTCTGCGCCGTTTCTTCCGTTCACGCGGGTAATTTGACCACTGTACATTTGCTGCGCTCCTGCGGCGTTCTGTGCGCTTACAGGGGCATAGTTGTTGTACCCGTAGCCCATCGGCTGATACGGGGTCTGATAATACGGATAAGGCATATCACTCCGTCCTTTCTCGGCAGGCGTGGAACAGCTCGGCAAAGTAAACGTATTGCCGCAGCTCGTCAGGGTCGGGAAACAGCGTCAGCACGTCACGTGCCATTTGATCGGTGTATCCAATCGCCAAAAGCCGCTCATACATCCTGCCACCTTCTTTCCTGCATCTATGATACAAAAAAGCGAGCACTCAAAAGTGCCCGCAAAGTGCAAGAAAAGTGTAAGGGCCTCACCATTACGGCAAGGCCCTTTCCTGCGTGATTTTGTTGTATGCCCGTCTCCGGTATTTCTTAACGGAATCTGTCGAAATGTGCCGCTCCATTGCCACCTGTACGCAGCTTTTCTGCCGCACATCGCATTCGATAAGGCACGCCGCCTCGTCCTCGGGCAGCTCAAAAGATAGGATATATGCAATGGCCCTTTTGGGAGCCATTGAGGATAGCTGTGCTCGCATCGCTTTGTGCTGACTGTTCATGCCCCGTTTGGGACGTTGCAGAGCGCTTGCGCGTGGCTTTCGCCGTCCGTGCTCCTTCCTTACTTTTTTGCCCGCTCCAACAAATTACTTCATTACGGCGAGTTTTCTAATGAGGTCCGCGCCGTACTTGTACGCCGCGAGATAGTCCATCGTCTTGTCCTCAAGCCCAGCACGCTGCTTGAGCATTTCGCGGTAACTCGCCTCATACTTCGGACGGTACGCGCCCAGCACAAGCGAGAGCTTGCGCTTTCTGCGGTATACGCCGTCGCCGTTGGCCTGACTGCCCGCCGTGCCGCTCGACGTGTTGCCCTCGATGGCGGTCACGTACTGGCCGCTGACGCTCTCGCAGATGCCCGTATGATCGGTCTTGACCTTCGTGTTGGGAAAGTCATAGATGAGCACGTCGCCCGGCTGATAGCCGGACGTGACCCACTGCCCGTGAGCCTTGGCATAGTTCATCAGCTCGCCGCAGCTCGCGGTCTTCCCACCGCCGTAAAATAGTTGCTTGTCCGCCTGCTGAAAGCACCACCACACAAACTGCATACACCAGTACACGCCGTCCACGCCGTAGGCCTTGCCATACTTCTGGCGGTTGCCCGGCTGCTCCACCGTGCCGATCTCCTTGCGTGCGATGGCGAGGATATCTTCTGCTCTTGCCATGTTTATGCCCCCTTGTCAATGGCGTCCTGATTCTTCTGCGACTGCGTGCCGAAGTAGAACGCGATGATCGAGCTGTAGATCAGCATAAGCTGCTCGCCCGTGATCTTGCCAACGACAAAGCCGTAGATCACCGCGCCGGTTGCGGCGATCGTCACAATGCTCTTCACGCTGCACAGGTTCGCCAGTCTCTTTTTCAGCAAATCGTTATTCATAGTGTTGTATCGTCCTTTCTGAAAATCTTAATGCCTGCCACCACGACGAGCTCCGTCGTCCACGCCTTGAACCAGCGTTCCGTCAGCACGTCGGGCGGCGGCACGCCGAGCGCCGCCATGGTGAGCGATGCGACGGTGTACCACGTCAGGCTGAAAATGGCGATGGATATGTACTTGTCCCGCTTTTTCATCCTGCCCCAGTGCTCTTTCAGCGCTTTCACGCCATCCCTCCCGAGATTAGCCACGCGAGGAACGCCCCTGCAAGCACGGCAAGAGCCTTGTCGACCAGCCCGTCCCAGCGCTTCCCCGCCTTGCCCGTTATGGTCTTCACGTCCTCCTTGATCTCCTTCACGTCGCCCTCCACGGTCTCTTGTTTTGTGGCCAGCACCTCGACCGAGGTCACCAGCCTGTCCAGCGCCACCTGATGTTCCGTCAGTTCGTTGATTCGGTGCGTGTTGCTCTTGCACCTCGATTCAATCAGCGCGATTGCCGCGTCGTCATAATGCTTTGCATTGTCCATTTCTCGCTCCCCCATATGTTTTTGTGGTCTTCTTCGAGCGTATCACGACCTGTTCTGCTTTTCACCACGGAAAAAGGGAACTGCCAAGAAATTATCAGCAGTCCCCTCCCATTTACGCCGCCTTTCTGCGTGCGATCTTGAGTTGCTCGTCCACCCGTGCGCGGTTCCAATGGCGAATGCTCTTCCCGACGCCGAAGTCCTCAAATAGGGCCGCGCGCTGTTTATCGGAAAGCCCCTTCTGCTGATAAACAAGCTCCATGATCTGCAAGCCTTCACTGTTGCTGATGGTGTCACCGTTTTTGTCCTTCAGGCTTTCGATCCCGCCTTTTGCTAGATAGAGCGCAATATACTGGGCTTCTGAAACGCCCGTTTTTTTGACGGTATCTATGGCCTTTGCCGCCCATCCGTCCGTTTGGTAATTGCTCACGCTCATTTTCCCAACGATGTTGGCATATTCGTAGGCTTTCGCAACGGCATCTGCCTTATCGCCGTCGCTCATGGACTTATAGCTCGCAAGTCCCGTGAGCTCGCTGACGATCTTATAGGAAGTCTGCCCGCGCTTTGTGGCGTACTTGACGTATTCCTCGCCGGTCAACTGTTTGTTTTCCTTATTCACGGTAAAAGATTTCGGTGCGCGCTGCGGCAGGACTTTGGTCTCACCGGTCGCCTCATACAGGCGGCTCAATTCATCTTCCATTTTGCTGCCGCTTACCTTCGAGGTATACGCGGGATTCGCAAAATTGTTAAATGCCCGCGCGACCACGCTTCCGGAGTTTTCCGTGCGCCCCCATGCGTCGATAAAGGGAATCTGCCCGTAGTCAACGCCCGGAATACGCGCGCTGGCCTTGCCGAGCGCATATTGCATATCCGGCGTCAGGAATTTGTTTTTGTCTGTATAGGTCGTCATGCGCGTGCTTTCGCCCGTGCGCTCCGCCTGCCCGAAGACCGTCGGGATACTCTGCGTCAAATAACTCGTCGCCGCGCTTGCTACCGCACTGGTTAGTGCGTTTGTGTCCCCAGAGGACGCATACCCCACCGCGTCAAAAACGTCGTTCAAGCTTTGCAGACAGCTCATGGAAAGAAGCGGGTCCGTCACGTTGCTTGCTGCCTGAAGCATATCACTCATAGTGAGATACCCGTTGTTCGCCTGCATCTGCTCGTAAAGGTTTGCCCCGACAAAAAACGGAAGCGCTTCCGGCGCAAGCCAATCCAGCGTAATACTCGTGCCATTTGGCAGCTCCATCGCGTATTCCTGATGTCCTTGCAGCTCGTCGAACTTTTTCTTCTTCTCGTCATCACCGCCGCTGCCGCGAAGAATGCCCTCTTTCGCCATATAAAGGCCGAGCATCATTAGCCCCGTGCCGGTCAGACCGGCGGCGGCCCGGTCGATCATTTCGGTCGCCTGCATATTACCCTTCTGCACCTGCACAAGGTCATAGCTTATGCTTTTGAGGAAACCAATAGGGCTGTATTCCACGCCGCGCACCAGAATGTTGGCTGGTGTCTTGCGGAACGGCAGGATTCCTTCGGCGAGGGTGCTTCCGAGGCGTTTCATCTTGTTATCCCCGCGGTATCTGCCGAGATCGGAGATCATCTGTGAAAACGCATTGGTGTCTCGATAGGTCGCTTTCTGCGCCTCTCTGATCGCGTATTCGCGTGCCGCTTCAATGCCTTTCCCGCCAGCGACCTGCTCCACGGTAATGCCATTTGCTTTGCAGAATTGCGCCAGCGCCGCCGCGTAATGCGGCTTGGAGAACCATGCGTCTTCTGCATCCAGCGCCGTGCCGTTGAATTTGCGCATCGCTTCCAGCGGCTTCAGTTTGAAGACTGTGCGCCCTTCCTCGATTTCCTGTCGCACATTGACATTATCATTGTACTTGCCGCTGCCGAGAGCCTGCTCGCGAATGTTGGCATAGTCACTCCATGCCGCCTTGATAAGCCCTGCGTCCTTCGTCGTCAGGATTGCCTTCGTGCGTCCGACTTTGCCGCCGCTCACCGCGTTCGCAGCGCTCTCAATGCCTGCTCCGATGACGTTCTTTACCGTGACAGCAGGAACAAATCCTACGTTGCCAACGATGTTGCGCACATGCGTACGTGGATTACCAAGCATCGAAAGGTAGCGCCAAGCGTTCCATTTGTCAATGAATCGGCTCGGCATCTGTCTGCCGATATCACGATAGATTTCCTTCATCGCCTCGGTGCGCGCATCGTCGTCCTTTGCGTTCAGGAACTTCTCAGCGAGGTCACGGTCAATCTTCAGATCAGGGGCCTTTCCCCCGTACCGCTTTTTGAGATCTTCTGTCAAGTTCTCCACGCTGCGCTGCGCCGCATAAAGCTGCGTACTGGGGTCCTGCTGCTTGAGCAGCCGCGTTGCCTGCAACGCCTGTGCCGCATTTCTCTGGCGCTTTACGATGGTGTCGAGCACATTGAGAGCTGTCTCCACATCACCGCTGTTTGCTGCATTGTTGTAGAGCGCCCAGCCAATCGCCGTGTTCTCCTTGCTGATTCCCTCTTTGGTGGAATTTTCCCACTTATTCAAGGTCTTTTGCCAACCCTCGGTTTTGATGCGGCTTTCTGCGTCACTGATGGCCTGCTTGTCCGTATAGCGGCCGTAGGAGAACTCTCCTTTTGCCACCATTCGTTCTAACGTCGGTATCATTGCGTCCGGCGTTGCCTTTGCTTCCAGCACCGTGCGGATCGTGCGGCTGACATATTTGTCGTCCGCCGTTTTCTTTGGCACCTGCACTTCGCGGTATGCACGCTCGCCCGCTGGGATATATCCGTACTTCTCTTTCAACGCTTCATAGTTCGCCTCGGGGATCTCACGGGAGAATGCCGCATCATTGCGCTTTGCACTGTTTTCATTTTTGAACTGGTCATGGATACCGCGCAGCTCGGAAGCGTAGCCGTCAAAATCGTAAAACGCTTTGCGCAGATATTCTTCCAGCCCGTCGAGCTTTCCCGAGCCGATGTGCCCATAAAGGATAGCATTTAACTCGTCATACAGTTTGAGCCTGTCCGCTGCGTTCAGGTTTTCAAGTTTCTGCGCATCAATCGTCCCGTCTACTCCGAGAACATCGATATTTCTGTGTTTGGCAGGACTTGCGAGAATGATGTTTGCCTCCAGCGAAGACATATTAAGCATTTCAGGCACTCTCTGTGTAAAGTCGAGATACGGCCTAAATCCCGTTTGCTTCATAATATGCGTAGCTTCGTGAATAGTGACCATGCCTCGTTTCTGCTCGGGGATATTCTCTTTCAGATAGATTTGCCCACTCACTGAAAATCCGGGCAAAGAACCTTTTTCTCCTTCCCAAATTTCATCGGAAACAACAAAGCTCGGTATGCCGTATTCCATAGCAGTCTGTTGTTCCTGATAAGCAACCGTCCCCTGCCCCGGAGTTACGGTGTTCCCGTCAGTCCATGCGCGTACCGGGGCTTCCCCGAATGACGGTGTTACGTCTCGTCGTCCTCTGTCCCGCCCATGTAAAGCGTCTCCTCGAGAAACCGTTCCAGAAGCTCCTTGTACCGCTTGTTCTCCTGCTCCGTTCTGTCTTCCTTCTTGGACAGTGCTTTCATTTCCGTGCGTTCCTGTTCGGTCATTTCCGGACACCTCCCTGTTATCAAAATTGCTGGCTGTTCTGCTTGGCGGCGCGCGCGAGTTTTCATGCGCAACGGTTTCGCTCTCCACCTTGATATGTGCAAGAAGAAACGCCACCGAATCGCTGATCTCGCTATCGGCGAAAATGTTCATATCGCCGAGGCTATCACAAACGACCTCTTCCCAGATTTCCTGCGCCGTCATTTCGGTGCCGGCATAAGCATCTGCATATGCTGTGCAGAGGGAATCGATCTCGCCGCTGGTAAAGGTCTTATCGATGCGCGTGCGTACCTCGTCCAAATCAACTTCGCCCTTTGCGATCATATCATGTCCGGCCTCATGCCGCATGATTTGGTACGACGTAAATTCCGGATGGTCCGCACGGATAAATACGCGGTCGCCCGAAACGTAGCCGCGCGCCTGGAACGTTTTCCCGTTCTTGCTGCGGAACGTCAGATTATTTCCGGCAAAAAACGTCACGCGCAGGCCACGCTCTTTGGCGAGGTCCTTCGCCTTGCGCATTTCCGCCGTCTCGTTCTTCACAAGATAGACGCTGTCATTGACCGCGCCTCTGCCGATGCCAAAGCTCGCAGTGCTTACTTTTTCTCCATAATCGAGCGCAGCTGCTTCGCTGTCTGCGAAGTGTCTCCCTTTCTTCCGGCTCTGATCTCGTCCTGTGCTTTCTTCCACGCCTCGTACTTCTCCGCGGGGATTCGCACCGTTATCCCGTTCGCTGCCGTCGCGTAAATGTACCGCTTCTCCATGTTCGGCTCCTTCCTGCTGCGCGTATTCTGCGCGCAGCTCGTCCATTGTCACCTCTCCTGTCTCGAGGGCAAGGCGGTTGTCAGTTACATACTTGTCAAAGCCGGTCTCCTGCGCCTCTGCGCCTGCGATTTGCTGCTTTGCTGCAATATAATCCGTGTTTGGGGCGACCGCCGTTCCATCAACAGCAGTGTACCCATTCGTCAGCATGTCGTCAAGAACGATCTCGAGCGTTTTTGCCGCTTTGACGTTCTCCTGCCCGTTATCGTTGATGATGCGCTGCGCTGCATCAATGATTTGCGTGCGCGTCAGACCCTCGTCCATCGCCTTGCGCATGGCGGGTGTCTCGAATATCTGGTTGCTTCGCTGGTATCCGTTTGCTGTCCGCTGCCGTGCACCCTTCTGCTGCCCGCGTGAAAGGCTCATATCGGCGATACCTGCGATCTGCTCTGCCGCCGCGCTATAATAGCTATGCAGTTCGGGGTGGTCGAACTGGAAAGCGTTCACGTTTCTGCTCGTTACGTTTTCCTTTGTGCGGCTGTCGATGTGCTCGCCCGTTCCTGCCGCTTTCTTTGCGTCGTTCTGGCCTGCAATATACCCTGCGTAGGCCGTCTCATTCGTCGGGTTCGGGTTCGCCTTTCCCTCCGCGCCCGCATTGTAGGCCGGGATAAATTCCTCCACGTGCTTTGCCGCGTCCGTCCCTTCCTGGTACGAGCCGCGAATCGCCTTGCGCCCGCTCTCGCCGAGGGTGCTGTCAAAGCCGGAAAAACGATTCGCCGCAACTTCCACGCCGCCGCCGAGCCCGCCGAGGATGCCGCCGACAAGAAAGTCATTCAGCACCTCCGCCGCTTCCAGCTCGCTGTAGCTGCCTCCCATCGTTTTGCCGTTGTAAATCGTCTGCAAGGCGGGCTGGATCAGGTCCTCGAGCACTTCCTCGCCGCCCTCTTCCAGAAACGACAATGCGATCTTTCCCGCCGCGCTGCGGGTCAGATTCTGCGTTGCTCTTTCGATGACGTCATCAAGGAAGCCCTTGCCGAACATCTTCTTGAACGGGGCCGCCGCGTTGCCGATCTTCTCCGTCGCCACGCTCAGCGCGCCGGACGCAAAGCCATAGTTGACCTGCTGCTGATGCGTCGCGCCAGAGCGTCGGGCCTCCTGCGCGCTGCCGCCCGTGCTGCGTACAAACATCGCCGGGAGCGCGCTGCCGCCTGTCAGCAGGCCAAGCGCTGCGTCTGCGCCCATCTGCGCGCCAGCAACACCGACGTCAACCGCGAGACGCCCGACGCCGCCGAGGTCCTTCTTGGCGCGCTCGATATCCCTCGTGCCGCTGTCAGCCAACTTGTCGGCGGTCTTGTAAACGCCCTGCGCCGTCCGCTCAACCTCGCCGCCCTCGCCGTATGCTTTCAGATAGGCAGATCGCTTCAGCTCCAACGCATCAATGACATTTTGTGCGGTTTCCCGTTCGATTTTCGTGCTCTTCGGGTCGGCAAGAACGCCCTGCTGCGTCTTGATCTCCTGATCCCACAGCGCGATCTCTTCATCCGCCGCCGCGCGCTGCTGTAGGCCGCTGCCGGTCTGCGCCATACCTACAAGGTTGACAAGCCCGGAAGCGTAAGTCTTTGCCGCGCCCTTAACGGTGTCGCCGACACGCTGCATCGTAGTTCTCGGCTTTACCTCCTGCGCGTGCTGTTCAAGCGCTTCCGTGCTTTGATAGTTCTTCGCACTCTGCTGCTGCAAAGTGCCCTTCGCAAGATTCTGCGCAAGGGCGCTTTGATTTTTTGGTGTAACGACATTCTGCCGCGTGCGGAACATGGGGCTGCTCGCCTTTGCGGGAATCGTTGCCGCCTTGCTCGGTTGCACTGTCGGCTTCTTCTGCGCCACATTGCCCGTAGGGGATGTGCGCTGCACATCCCCCGTTCTCACAAGCCTGCCGTGCGTGCCGGTTCCAACAACCGTCGTCTGGCCCTTGCTCGCTTCCACTTCCGGATTCGCTTTTACTAATCGTCCCATTTAGCCCTCCTCGTAGGAATAGCCGTACTGCGTCAGCAGCTTCTGCATTTCTGCCTTCTGATCACTCGTCATCAGCGGCCATGCCTTGTCGAGCGTCGAAAGGATACGCTCGCCTTCACCGTTTTTCAGCGACGTGTTGAATCCGCTCAGTAGAGCAATAAACTGACCCTGCGGCAGTGTCTTGCCGCTGCTGCCGCTTCCGCTGCCGCCGCCCTGCCCCTCGAGCCAGCTCTCATAATCGTCATACAAACTGCTTGAAGAGGAAAAGCCGTACTTCTTATAGTTGTTGGAGATAAAGCTCTTGGGATAGCCGCTTGCCTGCGCCGCTGCGAACAAGCCATCATAATCCGCCTCGCCGCCGCCCGTAGGCGTGGTGCTGACGCGGGTATTTCTTCTCGCGGCCTGCTGCGCGGCCTGCTGCAATTTATACTGCCATTCCGCGTCATATCGCGCATCCTCGATGGCGTCGCGCTCCTTCTGGTAGTCGTAGTTCAGCTTGTCCTGCTGCTTCTGATACGCCAGCGCATCCGCCGTCTGCTGGTCGCCCACCTGATCGCGTGCAAGCTGATAGAGATAGTCGCGGTTGCTGAGCCAACGGTTGTAGTTGTTGTCCTCAAGCCCGATGAGCGTATTCAAATCGGCGCGGTCTCCGCTCAATTTATCCTGATACATGCTGTAGGCAAGCTGCTGTAACTCGGGGATCTTATCCGTCATCTGGCTCATCTGGTAGTCGCTCGCCTGTTGGCTCGCCGTCACCGCCGCCGTAGACGGCATACCGCCCGTCATCACCGCCGCCTTGCCCAGCACATCCTCGGCGCTGCGGTCTGCCTCGCGCGTATACTGCTTACGGTACTGCTGATAGAGCGGGTCGCTCGCCGCGTCGTAGGAAAACGGCGTGCGGTTCAGCAGCGCGTCGAGCTTTGCGCTGATCTTCCCGCTCTGATCGTAGTTGTAGTTGCTGTCGCCCAGCTTATCGAGCCAGCTCGTGTCAGCCTTTGCAGGTCTCGCGCCCGTGCCGAGTTTAATATAATCGCTGCCGCTGGTGCCGCCGCTGTAGTCATACTTTTCGCGGATCCTCTCCGCCGCGTCGTGCGCCGCCTGCTGCCCCGCCTTGTCTCCCTCGGCATACGCCTTGTTATAGCTTTCGGTATACTGCCTGATGAGGTCAAGGTCGTTTTGGTCCGTGACCAGCGTCAAGTCGGTATTTTTGTGTTTGAAATTGCCTGCCATGTGTCCCCTCACTTTCTCCCGCCCGTCACATACTCGTATTCGAGCGCGTAGAGCCGGTATTCTCCCGTGGCTTTGATCTTGAGCTTGAAGTGGTCGCAGCGCCGGATGGGGCAGTCAAGGGTAAAAACGCCCTTCTCCTGCGCCCCGCAGCGGTCTACCTCTTCCCATGCCCCGTTGTCAAACTTTACAAGGAAGGTAAGCGCCGCGCCCGCCTCGGCCTCGATGCGCGCCCGCACGCGCTGCACGTGCTTTGCGTCAAAAGACCCGCCGTCATAGTCGGCGAATTCCGCCTCGCTGCTGACGCTTCCCTCGCGCTGCGCGCCCTCCGGGATATCCGCCGGATTCCCTATCAGCACACAGCCGCCCTCTATTAAGGCCATGATACCGCCGTGATATGCCATTTGCACCACGGCGAGCGCATCTTCCTTGTGCCACGTGCCGTTTTCGCTGCTGTAGCAGTACAATGCGCTTTCCCCGCTCACTTTCATGCTTACGTAGTAGTTAAGGCCGTCGCTGCCGCCCACGGCCTCAGAAAAGCGCGTGTCCTCGCCCAACACCCGCGAAATGCAGCGCGGCATACCGCCGCTGTAGGACATGACACCCACCTTCGACAGGTAATAGAGCGTTTCTCCCGCCACGGCAAGGCTTTTCGCGCTGCCCTTCTGCACGCCAAGTACCGCACTCGACATGAGCTGAAAGTTTGTCGGGATCGTGCCGTACATCTTGAAGATCTTGTCCTCTTTGAAAAAGCACGGATACCCGAGATAGCTGACGCAGGCGGTGAACTCCCCCGCCGTGCCGCTCTCCACGCTGAACGAGCTTGTTGCCAGATTCTCAAAGACGTTCCAGTTGTACGGGTCCCCCAGCTTGCTTGCAAAGATGCTGTCGCCCTTGCAGCCCCACACGCGGTTTTCGTTCGTGCAAACATAGTCCATATCGGGCACTGTCCGCTTGAGCGTCACCGTGCCGGTCTCCGTGATGCTCGTCTGTCCGTCCGGCAGCCGGAACGTATTCTCGTAGAAGCGCAGCGTCTTTTTGTCGTCGCTGATCTCCCGGATAACAGGTGTGCGATTGTTGTAGGGCTCCTTCGTGCATCCTTCGATCGTCACCGCGTCGCCCACGTTAAAGGGGAACGCCGCACCGGTCGTCGTGATGCTGTTGGCCGCTGCCTTTTCGTCGGCATATGTGCCGTCGCCGAATGCAAGCCCGCTCGCGCTATAGCTCGCCTCCATCGGTTTGATCGTGCCGTCCTTTTCGCACACGATCTTGTCGGGAAAGATAAGCACGCGCTCGCCCAGTGCGCAGAAAGTCTTTTCGCTGTCTGTGACCGTCGTCTTCTCTCCGCCGTTGATGTAAAGCTTCGTTCCGTATACCTCGTAGAGCTTGCCCGCACTGAAAATGCCGTTTGCCTTGCCCATACCCTTGCGGACGGTATAGCGCCGCGCACGGGGAGCAAGAAGTGGGAAGTATCGCGCCGACAGGTTTTTCATGTCGTAGAGCTCGCCGCCCGCCGCGCCGAATATGTGGTTGATGCCGCCGAATTTCTCCTGCTGCACACGCCGGTTCGTATATGCCGTGATCTCAGGCAGTCTCATCCGGCCCCTCGCTTTCTTTCTTCTCCGGTGCTTCCGTGCCGTCGCAGATCATCGCAATGTTGCGCAGCGCCTGCCGCACCGCCGCTACCACGTCCACAGCGTCTCCGCTGACGTTCAGGCGGCTGATAAGGCCCATCGCCATAGCCGCTTCCTGCTTGATTTTCTGTTCCATTCTCTTCACCTCTATGATGTTCCGATTGTTTCTACCCAGCTTGCCGAGCCAGCCGCGCGGTTGATGAGCGCAGACGCTTCGACCCAGTTTGCCGCGCCGCTTGTCGAGCGGTTGATGAGCGGCACCGCCTCGACCCAGCTTGCAACGCCGGTCGATGACCGGTTGATGAGCACCACACCGCTTGTAGTGGTACCGCCGCCACCGCTACCGCTCGCAGTGGTAAATGTGCCGCTGTCTGTATAGCCGCTTGCGTCCCATCCACCAGTTACGCGGACGTATAGCGATGCGTGCCATGAGTAAGTCGTCCCGGCTGTCAAGCCCGTCAGCGTGAGGGAGAAGGTGTTCTCTCCGCCGCTTGTTTCCTTTGACCATGCTTGGAATGTGCCAACCCCGTCGACCGTGATGTACATGAGTTTGCTGTAGCTGTAGCTGCTTTGGCCACCCGTAAAGCGGCCGCTGACATAAGCGGTCGTGCCGTCGCTTGCGTCCGGCGTGACCGTTACGCTGAAAGATGCCATGTGTCACCGCCTTACCACGGGGTACGGAAAAACACCGCGCCATACGGGGCGTTTGTCGGGGGAGACGTACCGTACATATTGCCCTCGCTTAGGACAAGTTGGCCACCGCCGAGCTGCACCGTGCCTGCCGAAGCGCTGAGCAGCGCAAACGGCCCGTTTCCCGCCCCCGACGCAAGATAAATGTTGTTGCCGACCGGAGCGACCATTTTAATCCCGCCGTTGAGCGACGTGATTCCCATGCCGGAAAAGCCGCCGGACGTGTCGACCGGGATAATGCCGCCGACCGTGTTGCCGTATCCGTCCATAATGGCAACGGTGTCGCCGCGCACGGCCCCAGCCGTCAGGGTGCCGTCGATGTTGACCGACTTGACGTGGATATCCACGTTGCCGGTCGAAGCCAGCACCGCGCCGTCCTTGCTGATCTGGAAGACCGTTCCGCTGCTGCCGCTCACTGCGGAAAGTGTGATGCTGCCAAGGCTTTGGTTGATGAGCGACTGTGCCTGCTGCCCGTCGATCTTGCCGGAAACGCTCGTTTGCAGCCCGTCCACCGTCGCGCTGATCTCCGTGATGCCTCCCTCGGCATCGCTGATGCGTGCCGCCAGCCCCTTCGCTGTGATAGACAGCTCGTTCACGTTTTTGTCCGTGTCCTCAATCTTGGCGTAGATGGGCTCGCTGATGTTCTTGATAAACTCGCTCAGCGCGTTTTGATTCAGGTTGCTTTCATCCAGATTGAACAGCGTGTAGCGCAGCTGTTCCAGCAGCACGAAAAGGTAGTCGTATACGCCGTTGATCTGCTCCTGCGTGGTCTTCCCTTCCCCGTTCGGGAAGGTCGTTTCTACCAGCTGAAATGTCGTCGGCATTCAAATCACACCTTCCAGTTGCCCCGGCTTTCTTTCCGGTTGTTTCTGCGCCACCACGCCATCGCGTTTTCTACCGCACGGTTGGCAATGGCGTAGTCATTTGCGTAGAGTGCGCTGTCCTGATTGTAGGCGTCCAGTGCTGCCGCCAGATAAAGGCAGTAGCATTCGCAGTGTCCATCCGGCATCAGCAGTTCGAAGTCCTCGATGCTCGCCGTGTCGTCCTCGGCGTTTACCTTGAGGGCGGGGGCTTCCGCCCCCATCATCTCGGCAAAGCGCGTTTCCAGCTCCATGAGCATTTCCGCCTTGCGCGGTGTGCTCAGCTTATTCGGGCGCAGCGCGTCCGCGTCCCGGATCGCTTTCAGTAGCTTCATTTATTACACCGCCTTGAAATAATTTCCGACCAGCTCATGCGGCAGATATTGCAGCGTGATCTTGCCGCCTGCCTGCTCGCCCGTGCGCTCGCAGAGGTACACCTTTCCGTCCTCGCCGTCGAGGTAGTACTTGCCGTACTCGTATTCCATGCCGCGCGCTGCGGGGATGGGGTCTGCCTGCGTGCCCGCGTGCTCGGCGTCGATGACCGCCCAGAGATTCGGCGTCTTGTCCGGCGTCCAGTCGACCTGCGAGGTATGACCCTGACCGGAGCGCACCTTATATACCTTGCCGCCGTAGCTTCTGCGGTCGCCCTCAGCGTAATCAACGGGGTACGCCCATGCTGTGATGAGTTCCGGCACGCTGGCCGCCTCGCCGTCGCTCAGGCTGACCGCTGCCTGCTCGATAATGGGGCGCAGCTCCACCGCACGGGCGTATGTGACCGGCTCACCCGCAAGGGCGGTGACGGTCGCTTTGGCGCTCTCGGTTTCCGTGGGCTTGCCCATCTTGATACTCACCGTGCCGTCGCGGTGGTCGGTGATGGCCCCGCTCAGGCTGTACGCGCTGTTGTCCCACTCGTTGACGACCTCCTCGGTCTCACCCGTGGGCTGGCCCTCCGCGTCGTATTTGGGAACGGTGTCACGCTGGACGATGCTCCACGGCGTGTTGTCGGGCAGCAGTGCCGCCGCATCCGTGGCGGTCATCGTCAGACGGATGTTCTTGACCTCGCGCTCATTCCATCCGCGGTCTTTCAGGATGCCCGTGATGGTAGCGGAGTACTCGGTGTTGTTGACTTTGATGTATGTTGCCATAGTATCACTCCTTTATAATTAAAAACAGAATCCAAAAGCCACGCCAAACTCAAGGCTCGCGATGGGGTTGTTGAGATATCCGTCCTTACTGACACCGCAGAAACGATTGTCGTAGTCTTTGTCCGGAGAGCGCCCCCACCATATGTTCGCGCTGCCGTTGCAGTTCTTCACCCGGCTGTTTCCCACCTTGTAGTAGTCATACTGCACGCCCTCGCCGCTATAGGAATTGCTGGTGCTGCCGAAAATCTCGATCTCGCTCAGCGAAAACAGCTTGTCCGCCGTGGTGTTGATGGTGGCGTTCCGGCTGCCCGCCGAGGTCAGCTTGTGCACCTCCCGGATGCCGTTCTGTACCTCCGTTGGCATCAGCGCCAGAATAGCGGGCAAATGCGTCTGCCGCATGGCGCAGCTCGCCCAGCCTCCGTTGTTGGTGTTGGAGCTGTTCATGTTCTTCAGCTCGCCGTAGCAGTCATGCAGCTGGAAGGTCAGTGGGGCCTTGCCGCCGGATGCGTAGGTGTCGTGGTTCTTGCCGATGATGTCGATCTGGTAGTCCACGCCGTTGATGGTCATGGGCTTCTGGTCTGCTACCTTCCACGTATCCGGCACCGCGTTGCTGTGGCACGCCGCGATGATTTGCTCCCATGTGTTGTTGGCAAACACGGGGTCGTAGGACGGCGCAAATGTAATATCCCACCCCGTGCCGTCAATCAGCGTCCTGCCCTTGAGGATGTTATACACCGTGCCGCCCACCATGCACTTGCCGCCCTTGACGGTGTAGGCCATGCCGTTGATGAGCGTCTTGTGCGCGGTGAGCGCTGGCAACTCTCCCGCAATAAATGTCCCGGTACCGGCATTTCCATAGAAAACGCTATTGACGTCATCCCACAGCCCAACTTCCCCGGAAGCATTTTTGCACGGGATAAAGTCTCGGACAAGAGGTGTGCCTTCATATACTATAGCCTTCCAGATCTTACAGGAGTATAGCCTCATAGAGATAAATCCACTGCATGAGCCATTATTTCTCCTGAACGCAAACAGGGGGAGGTGACAGTTTATAGACCCGACAATCGATGGTGTTAATGTCAACGCTGTTGCTTCATCAACTTGCACAGTATAAGGGGCAGTTACAAATTTTCTGTCAAAAATATGTCGGCCGTATACGTTTCCTTGATGTTCAACGTTCCTGAGATTCCCATTGGCATATCTAGCAGCAAATCCCGTTCTATCTGCTCGTAGACGCATAACATTGAAGAATTCAGGCTTACCATTTTCAGCCCAAGATGCCGACGCGATATGATGATCGCCGCCTGTGTTGCTCTCCAAGATATAAGCATCGATTATGATTCGCGTTCCGCTGGGATTAACTTTTGTATCAATCCACTGCGTTCCCGTGCTCTCGATATACTCAAGCTTTGTGTATCCGCTTGGTAATGCCATGTCCCCCTCCTTAGCCGTACAGCCAGTTGATGGCGTAGTTTTCGGTCGGCGTGGTCTCAACGTTCACAAGCGTCTGCTTGACGATGTTGCCGCTTGCGATGTAGTCGCTGCCCCGCGTCGCCGCCACGATGCCGCCCGAGCCGTTTCCCTTGAGGATGGCGGTGGTACTCGGCACGCTCACGGTCGGCACAGTCACAGCGCCCGTCTTGCCGTTGACGCTCGTCACGGGGTACGGCGGCGGGTTGCTCGCGCTGTACTGCTTGACGTTGTCCACATTGCCGAGGCCGACCTCGCTCTTGGTGTAGCTCGGCTTTCTCGCGGCTTTGGCCCACTCAGGCACGGTCGGGTCGCTCTCCGTGTAGCTCTGCAGGGCGCTGTCTGCCTTGCCGAGGGACGTCTGCACGTCGGATGCGAGGTCGCTCTTGGCGACCGTGCTCTTAAAGGCCAGCGTGCCGAGGTCTGCAAACCACTTGGCGATTTTGCCAAACAGCACGGAGAGCTTTTCGCCCGTCGCGATGTTGGCGCGGGTAGTCGCCGCCGTGAATGCCGCCGTGACGTTGCTGCCGTTGCCCGTCTTGTCCAGCTTGCCGGAAATGTCCTGATGCTGCGTCAGATAGCCGCTGTCGTTGGTGAGTTGGGAGGTCTTTGTGGGGATTTTGGCGCGGATGTCGGGATGCGCCGTCGTGCTCTCGTTGTGCGCCTTGATCTGCGCGGAAACGTCCACTTTTCCCGCCGCTTCCTGCGCGATCTCTTCGACATCGGCTGGCGTGAAGTAATCCGTCCCCTTCACCGGCGTCTTGCCATCCGCGCCCGGCTCACCCTGTGGTCCCTGCGGACCCGTGCCGCCGTCCTTACCGGGCGCTCCGTCTTCCCCTTTCGGGCCCTGCAGACCTGTATCGCCCTTCTCGCCTTGCGGCCCCTGAGGGCCGGTCGCACCATCCTTGCCGGGAGCGCCGTCTGCCCCGGCAGGACCGGCGGGTCCCTGTGCGCCAGTATCGCCTTTATCGCCCTTCGCACCCTGCAAGGGGCCGTTGTCGACAAACGCATTCGTCACGCCGTCGAAGATATAAATGTCGTAAGGCTTGCCCGTGCCGACGCCGTAAGCGTCACCGGCGACCGCCGTCGCTTTCTTGGCCGCGTCAAGCGCCGCCTTGCTCGCGTAGTAGCCGAGAACCCGGAATCCGCTGCCCGTGTCTCCCTTGGGCCCCTGAATGCCCTGTTCGCCCTGCGGCCCCTGCGGGCCAACTGCGCCGGTGTCCCCTTTGACG